ATGCCCCAAGAGCGATAATCAAGGTCAGCCCTTGTGACATATCTAATATCCCAGCCTATATAATATAAACTATTAGATAAGCTCTAGCTTACTACAGTAAAGAGATATCTATAGTAGTTATTATATATACTACTACTATATATAGTAAGGTCTTGATATCTTTGAATATTATTAGGGCAGCTCAAAAAAAAATATTGACACTCAGGCACCTTCAGAATTAGGATGGTGCGAGAGATGGAGAAACCGCAATGTTGAAAGAGCAAATGCGGGGGGTGGCTGTAAGACTTGGGCAAGGACAACATAAGGTTGTATGCCCGATATGCAGTCACAACCGCAAGAAGAAGACAGACAGAACGCTATCTCTCCGAATTGACAACGAAAAAGCCCTATATCAGTGCTGGCACTGTGATGAACAAGGGGCAGTCAGTTTGGAGGAAAAGATAATTTTTAAGGAGAGGCCTGTGGCGATAGCTAAGAAATTACAAGAAACAGATTTATCATCAGCGTCATTAAGCTGGTTGCAAGGCAGGGGGATTTCAGAAGGTACAGCACGTAAAGCTGGCCTGAAAACAGTGAGCCACTGGATACAATCGGCAGGGAAAGAGACCGAATGTATTATGTTCCCGTACCAAAACAAGGGGCTTACCTACGCATCCAAAATACGTTCAATTGAACTAAAAGGTTTTTCTTGCAACGGTGCGCCTTCAACCATGTTTAACATTGAGAATGTTGAACCAAAGGAGGCAATGATAATATGCGAGGGTGAGATGGATGCTCTGGCATTCATGGAGGCTGGGTACAGCAGTGTGGTATCTGTACCAAACGGCGCAGTCATGAAGGTTGTTGATGGCAAGATAGACCCCAATGAGGACAACAAATTCAAGTTCATCTGGAATGCAAAGAAGCGCATTGAGATGTCATCCAAGGTCATCATCGCAACAGATGGTGATGCGTCAGGTCAGGCAATGGCTGAAGAGATTGCAAGGCGCATAGGCAAGGACAAGTGCTGGAAGATTGACTTCGATGATAAGTGCAAGGATGCCAATGACGTGCTGATGAAGCGAGGCACCGATGGCATTGATGATCTGATTATCAACTCAAGGCCGTGGCCTGTGGCTGGTCTGTATCAGGCAGAGCATTTTTATGATGAGCTGGATGAGATATATGAAAAAGGCATGGGCCGTGGCGAAAGCACTGGCTATGACAATGTAGATGAACTGTACACTGTTTCAGAGGGTCAGCTAACCATTGTTACGGGGCATCCATCTTCAGGCAAATCAGAGTTCATTGATCAGATCATGGTCAACATGGCACAGTCCAAAGGTTGGAAGTTTGCCGTCTGTTCGTTTGAGAACGAGCCAAGGCTACACATCGCTAAGTTGATTTCTAAGTTCAAGCGCAAGCCATTCTTTGAGGGTCAAACAGATCGTTTGAGCTACGATGATTTGAACCAAGGCAAGAAATTCATACAGGATCACTTCTCTTTCCTGTATCAAGCCGATGGATCACAAAGCACGATAGACAACATTGTTGACAGGCTGAAGGTGGCGGTCATGCGTCATGGGGTCAGGGGAGCGATCATTGATCCATACAACTACATACAGCGCACAGGTGATGCTAGCGAGACAGATTGGGTCTCAAGCTTGCTGACAAAGATCAGGGTCTTCGCGCAGGCTCACGGTGTACACATATGGTTTGTAGCGCACCCCACCAAGATGATGAGAGGTGCGGATGGCAAGGTGCCAGCCCCTAAGGGGTATGACATCTCTGGATCAGCAGCATGGTTCGCTAAGGCAGACGTTGGCCTGACGGTGCATAGGCCTGACCCAGTGAGGACGGTAGCATCAGAGATACACATCTGGAAGTGTAGGTTTAGTTGGGTTGGCAAGCAGGGCGTTACTGAACTTGATTTCGACATGCTTACATCATGCTACAGGCAAAGGTTCCACGATCCAATAATGGACGGTCCAATTATTAGCGAGGATAACGATGACCTACCATTCTAAGAGGCTGGTTTCAGCAAGACCTATGGAGGAAAGCGAGGGGATTACGCTGTTTATCTGGGGGCAAGGTACAGAATTAATAAGTGCAGAGTTAAACAAACGGGAGGCAATGAGGATATGCAGTGAGATCATGGATAAATTAATTCAGTCAGGTGACAGTCAATCTCTGGAAAGGTTCAAGTGAACCAAAATGATGGTGTATGACATGATAAATAGAACTGAATATTCACGGGTTTTAGAGGAAAACAAAATGTTGAGAGAGGAAATTGCAAAACTGCAATGGGAAAGAGGGGAAGACAAGACTAATCAAATAATTAAGTTGTTAAAAGAAAACACAGGATTGGGTGGTGCTGAAAAAATAAATAGAGAAATTGCTGAAAAAGTAGGATGCTCTATTCAACATGTATATGCTGCCAAAAGAACTATGCGTGTAATTAAAAAAAGGGAAGACAATGACGGCTTTAGAACAGTGGAAAGAGATGGCGATTATAGAAAACGCGAGGCATCTTGAAAAGAACGATGGGAGAAAAGAAAACTACGGCCTTGGTTATCAGAAGTACAATGGCGGTAGCCACGGCAAATCAGATGAAAAGAAGCTTGAAGACCTAGAGTATTCCATAAAAGTTTTGTCTAGAGAGATAAGTAAAACAAGAGACAAAGTAACAAGAATGAAAAGGAGAAGAGATGTCATTATCAAACAGTCAAATGCCACAATTAGCAAATAAAATTTTTGACATACTGCCAGATGAAATGTCAAGCTTGGAATTATCTCTTATAATTACAAGTCTTTTAGTGCAGTATGATACAGAGGATAATTGGGATCATATAACAATTGAAGTCTCAGGAATGCTTAAAATACTTGAATCATTCCCGCCCTATTCGAATGCTAAAAGTGATGCGGAGGAATTCATGAAAAAGATTACCAACCATTGACCCATTGACGTTTTTGTTTTCCATGTGGTAATGGTGTCTTGAGGTTCTCCTCCCAACCTCTTTACGTCTGCCTCAACACAGACGGATCACTCTCTCTCTCTAGAGGGCCAGCCCTTATTATGGGGCTGGCTTTTTTTATTATATATCAAGGGCGCGTAATGTTGCGTCTTTGACACGCCGCTCAAGCAGCGACAGTGCCTGTGAATAGTGCTTGCCGACAGCAGTGATTGATTGATCAAAGCCATCGTAAATCAGAACCCATTCATGCTGCATCTGAACCCTGTCCTTCTTGTGCTGAACGGTCTGAGCTTCGTAGGTTCTGAATTCAAGGTTGCTTGGCTTGCGACCTCGGTAATGACCGTCTCTCTTTACCATCACAGGCACAGCGTTCAGAACAAATCTATTACCATTACCTGCTTTGACCTTAGCAATACCTTGATTGAATACACGCCTTAACCAAGTGATATGAAGCTTTATTGTGTTGTCAGAGTTTCTCATGCCCATAGTCGCAGGGTCTACACCGCATTCTCTTGGATTTGAGTAAACCTCAATTTTAAAATTGCCATGCTTCCATTGCTCATTGATACTTTTGTATGCCGTATTCTTGATTGTAGATTTCTCTTTGGCAATGCTGTTTATGCCAACCACTTTCCTACGATTGTCTCTGTTCTCAGATATGGCATTGCGACAGTCCCGCCATGTGGACATGATTGCCCTTGCCGTATCTTTGTCCATCAGGGACTGCATCATGCTGTTTACGTGTTCCTCTTCCTTGGAAAAGTAAGAGTACATAGAGCCATTGGATAACTTCTTGAAGAAGTCTTTTGTCTTTATCTTTGATAGAAAGTCATCGTCAGTATTGCCAAGCTTTGATGTCTTTTCCTTACCGAGAAACACCTCAAGGTTATTCATTAGCACCTTGTGGTTCTCAATGAACTGAGCCTCTTTCCTGTAGTTAAACTCGTCTTCACCCATCTGACCGTAGTCATCTTTCCATTGAGATTTTAACACACTGCCATCAATGAAAAATTCTTGATCAATCTTGTACATAGTACCTCCAGTTTAGTTCAATTGAACTTTTTAATTCTCTCTGTAAGTTTCCACAGGCTCAACCCCGTGGTCTTGGAGATAGCTTTCTTAGTAAAACCATCCTTCATCATGACCTTGATCAGAACATCAAGTTCATCACTTTCCTTGTCATCAATGTTTTGAAGATTTTTCTTCAAGCCATCAACTCTGTTCCGACATGCATCTATTTTAACAATCTCTAATGAGATTTCTCCATAAACTTCTAATCTTTGCTGTCTAAACTTTTCTTTCAATGGACCCCAATACTTCATTGCATTGGCCTACTGGTATCTAACATATTGTGTTCCTTTTGATTGATTAGTGAGGTGGTTCGCGGTCTCCCTGCCA